GAGTCTTTACCGATATTCTGTTATCCTACTTTCTAGTAGCATAATAGCGTCCGGAATAACACGGAAGTGTACGCTAGCGATTGTCTTTTATTAATTGGAAGACAAGAGTGGAAACTAATATCCATTTCGTATTAATTGGGAAATGAATTTTAGTTACCTCTCCACGCCTCTTTGATTTTTCGAAATAGTGAGAAACAACCCCGTTTAAATAAACGGAACGGATATTCCCAAACGTATCCAAGGTTCTGAATCACATTAGAAATATACTGTCCGACCACGCCGACGAAACCTAATGATGCCGTCGATATGGCTAGAACTGCATACCCTAGGGTAACAACAGTTTTAACTGTAGCGCCTGTGAATTGATTTATTAAATCAAAGAAATTAGGATTTAACGCCCGGACTATTTCCCAAGCCAAGGTTAAACCTTGAAAGATCCCTTGTAAGGGTTCTAACCAGGCTTTAATGGTATCATATTTGTAATATGCTAGTAGTCCACTAAAGACGAAAGATATCGCTAATAACCATGAGGAATGAGTCGTTGTCCATGAGAAACATGAGTCTAGACCATCAGATAATACTGGAATTAATGATTTTAAACCATTATAAATTTCAATATTCAATTCTTTAAAGAATGAATAGTTCTTAAGAGGTGTAAGACTAGCAAACAAATCTAGAACTAATACCCGGAATGGCCATAAAACTAATGTTTTAACCGTCCCAAGAACCACTCTGTACAGGATACCTGTAAAAAGCAATTTTCGTATTATTTTTACGGAAAGTCTAACACCACTCGGAATTAAAAATCCAAGAGGCGAGACGCTAAACGCAGAAAATCCGTTTCTGATTACTGAAACATAAAGAGGTAACAATCTATAAATAGGTTGACCATATATTCCAGCAGTTATTCCAGTTGCGATAGCCGCTCTAGAAGCAAGAGGTAAAGCAGAAGGTAAAGATCGTCTTAATATAATTGAAACGAAATTTGCCATAATTCTAAATTATCTCTTTGTTTCTCGGGCTGAATCAGGGAGATCATAATTTTATAATAATAAGATTATATCTTAAATAAATTCCTGAGCACTAGGCCTTAAGAAAAGGGCTAGCGTAGCTGTTAAACTAATTATCTCTCCCTGAATGCTCCAAATCCAATTAAGATCCGGAGGGTATCGTTACCAGTTCCATTATCCTTAATATAATTCATTATAATAAGATATATAAACTATAACTCAGCCTACCATGCTAACGAGGGGAGAACCCCCGCTGGATTACCAGAAGTTAGGATGTTTCGGATTTAAACCTATTTAAAGGAAATAATATCTCTAAGGGATTTACTATGTAATCTAGTTAAAATATCAACTGACTCGAATGAATTAGTTGAAATTTTAGCTGGTCTGAATTCCAGACCTCTTATAACTGAATCAATATCCTCAATTAAGGATAATAATTCAGTAAGATTATCAAAGGTAAACCCATCAGGCGAAGAAGGACTCCAATCACTAAATTCAAAGAATTTAGAGTTGATTTTTTCCAACTTGGAGAGGTAAGAGTCTAAAACTGCGATACCTGGATCTTTAACAAGATTCATATAAGTACCGTAGGTATAACCTCTAGGAGAGACAAAAGGAGAAACATTCTGATAATTCTGAGTTTTAAATTCAGGTTCAAGATCGTTTTTCATCACATCTCTCACATCACTTAAAGGTGTTAAAAACCTTGCTAGTGATTCCATTAAATCTAAAAAGTATTCAACCTCAATAGGGGCTTCAAAGTCCCTATTAAGAGATAAACCTAGTTTACCAAAAGCGTGAGGATTTTCTATTGGAAGTCTATTGAAACATAAGAAAGAGTTAACACTCATGTTATTCTTTGTTTCTGGAGAGTCCGGATCATCTAAAAATAGATTTTTTCCTTCATCTTCAATAAGCTTCTTATCAATAGAAGAACCTATAATCGTGTAATTAATTTCACGGCTATAAGTTAAAAATAACTCCTCAACTAATGATTTTAGATAAAGAGAATCAATTATCACTCCCTTAGGAGAGATAACTTGAAGATCTGGTCTGAATATTTCATTAGGCTTGAAACCCGGTTTAGAAATATTTTCTAATCCTGTAGAGTAACAAAGTTTTTTAAATCTATCTGTAAGAATACCAAACTGAAGTCCAATAAAATCTCTTCTAATGAAGAAAAATTTAGACTTGAATTTAGTAAGCTTAGCGGATCGAGATGAAATTAGTTCAGAGATGAAACTCTGTATACTAATCATCCAGACCTTAGAGGCTGGATGAATCTTTGATACTGATCCATCAGGAAGTTTGACAAATGATAAGGGCTTGAACAAGTCCTGAGGAAGTGTTTTATCTGACTCAAAAATTTTAATCAACAAATTCATTACTTTGTATATCGGATATACCGACCCTCTTCCATAAGATGTAAGAGGATTCAAAGATAAGAATAAGTACGGCACTAAGGAAACTAATCCTGAATAGGATACAGAACCTAGTAAACCGTGACAACCGTTTTTACAACTAAGAAAAATGTTTTTCATAGAAAAATTATTTTTTAGGGAATAAAAACGTGGATGAGAAATCGCAATAAGAATTGGAATATTGAGTCTCCTATAATCTTTAAATTTAAAGAATAAAGCAGACACAATAGTACTTGAAAAAGGCATACAGAATAATTTCCAAGAAATTGGACTTACATCTATACCTTTAAAAGCAGTTCTTTTAGCAAATTCTAATCCAACACCTTTAGGAGAGATAACAGATTTACTTAGATTAATTTCTAAACCTAAAGTACTCATAACAAAT